ATTCAGAAATGCTATGGTATTACCTTAGATCCAGTCGTTGATAATGCTACCCCTGGACCCAAACAAGTGTTTGCAGTAGGACCTGGATATGATTATACACGAGATCAATCTGCATCCATCTGCAATCAATATGGAGCCCAAGTTGCAACAAAAGCACAATTGACAGAGGCACAACGAAATGGGGCCGATTGGTGTTTTAGTGGCTGGGTACAGGATTCTACTACAGGACAGTGGCCCATTACCACATCTGTCATAGGTGGGTGTGGTGGGCGTCAAGGCATCATTGAATGGACACCTGATAATAAGAAAGCAGGTGTTAATTGTTATGGAAATAAGCCTGCCATATCTACTGTTGACCCTGGAACTGTAAAGCCATTTAATCAACAATCATGGAGCCAACCTACTCTAACAGGACGTGAAGGATTTGCTTCAGGCGATCCTAAAGGATTTGCCAAAGGTGACCCTAAAGGGTTTGCCAAAGGTGACCATGAAGGGTTCGAAAATCAAGAGGATTTCCGCAATTTTTACTCCCAAGTAGAATCGGGCTATTTAGAGACGGCAGGTGATCAACCTGCTTGTTTTGGCGGACTATCTCCAGAACAAGCACAGGACCATTGCGATCGTCTCGGTGACGGTTGTGTTGGATTTAGCTATGCCAAAGATGGATCAGGAGGTGGTTGCTTTAAAGGGAATCATAATGCGGGTCTTAATGGCAATCCTGCATATATGGGATATGTTAAATTACCCATTCCTCCAACACAAGGATTAAAAGGGAGATACATAAGATTACAATATGACCGTCAAGAATGTTTGAATCTCGCCCAAATTCAAGTCTATTCGAGAGAGGGTGGGCCTAATATTATTAGACCTGATATGGGTGTTGTTAAACCAGATGGATGGGGTGGAGACGTCTTTCCTGTTCGTAATTTTATTGACGGAAGTGCAGGTGGCGAAGGTAGTTCATTCGTTCATACTTCTTGTTATAATGTGCCATGGATTGAAGTTGATTTACGACAAATGGTGCCTATTTATAAAATTGTGATTGTCAATCGTCATGATTGCTGTTGGCCTCGTATTTTAGGAACACGTCTTGAAATATTTGACGATAGACATCAAGCATTAAATGATGGACAGGGGCTCATTTATCAATCTGATAAAATAGATCGCAGTCGAAGAGGTGGAGAACACTATACCTTCTTTCCACCCAATAGGCAAATAAAATATGAATAATGTATCATTTATATATCATTTCTTAAAAATCAACATTTTAAAAATTGTGATTTCTATGAATATTATTATCCTAAATACTAACGAAGCCAAGAGTAGGATGTTTGCCCGTCTACAGGAGGCATTTGAAGCTGATTCACAAGGTGTCAGTCATGAAGATTATGTAAAAAATCAGAATCGATATTTTAATTCAGTTAATCATATTATTCCATCCGCTACTTCCGGTCTCAAAATTAATGATGCCCTTCAAAGTTTGGATGCGATGGGACAAGAATACCAGACTTCGGTTGTTCCCTATCCCAATGATATTTTTATGAGGACAACAAGCCCTGAACTATCGCAAATAGCAAGAAAATGTGCATCTTCATCGATTGATCAATTACTTGCTATCCAAAATCCAAGTGCGATGGATGGAACAGGATGCGGATGGCTTTACACTCCTCCTGTGAAAGGGAGTGCCCGTCCCATTGTTTCTCAGGGATTTCTCGGCGATGTTAATGGTCCATCTAAAATCGCAGAAGTGTCTCATCCCGCCTATAAAAAATGGTTTTTCAATTTGGAACAGGCGAAACGTCAAGTTCTTATGGATAAATGTAAAGCCATGAGTGATTGTACTGAAGTACAGCAGCCTGATTTTAAAACAAGCTGTGGATGGTGTGCGGATCGTAATCAAGGTGTTCCTGTCGATGTGAATGGAAGATTACTCTATCCAAATGACCCTCTTGGCAACTGCTCTTCTGATAATTTATATATAGATGCGAACAGATGCCCTTCTTCTGAAGGTGGCCTACAAACGAATCAAGATTCTACATGCAACCTTGTAGATGGTCGCTTATCCGTTGGTTGTCTCCAACAAACACTTAAATCAGCTGGATGCGGTAGCAATGGAGCATTATCTATGGCCTTATCGAATGCGACCACTTCCAATTATATCGAAAACCTCCCTAGTTCTGATGCGGCGAAAATTTATAATCGTCATGTAACTCCCCAATTTAACTTTGAAATGTTTCAACAAGGCAGAACAACAGTCAATGCAGTGATTCAAGAAGTTCGCAATCTTGCTGGTAATATGTCGAAGCCACCCACAACTGCAATTGGAGCGGCTGCCCGAGATTTATGCATCAATCGCGGCGCTGTTAAACAATATGATATCTGCAATGAATTTTCAGATGGAACTACTCCACCTTTTCTCTTAGAATGTGTACAGAAAATCTTCTTAAACATGGGCGGTCATGGAAAAGGAAAAATGTATCCTACTGCAGAGAATCTTACGTTCTACAACTCCAAAGGGAGTTTGGGAGCAGTGAAACAATATATTCAAAGTATAATTGATGCAACAAATAGTACAAATTATACAACACAGCGCAATGCAATGATACAATTACTTGGAATTACATCAGAAGAATTAATCAAACGTGCTCCTTATGTACAAGGAGTAGAAGTCTTCTGGTTTGTACCCAGACCTGGTGTTCCTATTAAAAATGGATGGAATAATCCAGTGACAGGATTTTTAAAGAGAACCATTGAATATAATATCGTTCAACTACAACCTGGACCTTCTCGTGTTTCTCAGCTGAATGGTGGTGCATTTGGATGTATGGTTCAACTCTTTGATGTTCGCACCCCTGTTGATTTTAAAACAACGTTTCGTGTAACAGTGGATGATGGATTTTTTATTGCAGTGAATCAACCAGCAGATATTGATAAGACTGCATTTGATAGCCCCAAAGGAGATGACCCTGGTATATTTAAAAACATTGGACTTCAAGGGCCTACCACCTATATCTCTACAAAACCATGTACGTATCGTGCCACTTCTCCCAATATTAATAAAATCTACTTTGAAGATGCTGGAGGCGGTTGGAATTCTCTGGTTATCAATGCAATGGATGGAACAGCACAACAAATGTTGAAACCAACCTATCTATCATTGACATGTGAGGCACGTGCACCCTTTGCAACATTTGAAGTGGGTCGCAAATCAAGTGTATTTGAAGAATTACGTAATCCTGGTATCTTCGGACAGTTCTGCGAATTTAATCAGATTACCCCCTATAATAACGTGGAACATCGTCAGCAAGTTCCTGGCGGAAAAGGATTTGTTCGTATGAATTCACGAAATGGTGTCATGAATCTTCATAATATGGCATTTCAGAGTTGGAAAACATTAACTTTTGCATTTCGTCTTCAATCTATGCCTGTTAATGAAACCTTATTTTATATGAATTCAGGTTCACCATCAGAGTGGGGGCCATACTTTGCTATTAATTTATCTCAAAATGGAAATACAGCACGTGTGCGAATTCGTTCTACTGCATGGACATCACGATGGTGGTGGTGGGGAAAATATGGAATAGGCGAGCAAGAGAAAGAGACACCTTATCAACTTTATTTAAATACATGGTATTTAGCAACTATTTTCCATACAGAAACGGATGTTCGTTTACATATAAATACCATACCTGCCATTGCAGAAGGACAAGGTATTGGAGCAGGAGCGGATCTGACTATTTCAAATAATACCGCATTTTATGATCGCAATGAAACATTAAATCCAGCACCAGGTCAATCATATGGAGCCGCTGATATTCATATTGGATGTGCGAATTTACTTGGACGCAGAGGTATTGTATCTACAGGTGGATGCAATATGGATGTTGGCTGGGTACATTTATTTGAAGATGTTGCTACTGATGATGATATTCGACGCGATGCGAAGGCTGATTGGATATACACTCAATTTCCAAAAGCACTCAATAGCTATTAATCTTTTTTAATACAAGTCGTACAGTCTTTAAACAATCCTGGAATAAATTTACATGTACGAATACATTCTATTTCCTTCGTAGTTAATGGTTTAGATGATTTTTTAGTCATTTTACCTGAACGATTATAGACAATAACTGATTTTGTTCCCTTCTTTCCCTTTATCGAAACAGAATGTACTTTTGTTCGGCCTTTTTTATTTGCAAATTCGGAGTGTATTTGTTCTGAATGATAGATAAACATCTTTTACTCTATAGTAATAAAATAAAAGATATTATGTTATTTTGTGCTATTTTATTTGTGCTACACTATTTCAGTCTAGGAACAGCGCCATTAAAATTGCCAGTTGCTGGATTAATGCCAACTTCTCCTACTACATTTCTAAAATCGGTATCTGTCATGACAAACATATTAAATGCTAACCCACCCGCATCTTTTTTGGGTTGAAGCAAATATTTTATACCCTTAAAACTACATACAGGTACAGCAACTACTTTAGAGGATGTGCGAATGCTTGTTCCAAGTTCTTTTGCAATTTGTGCGGCAATATCATCTCCTTGAACATCAGGCTTTTGAACCACCTCTTTAAAATCAGTGCTTGTAATAATTTTATCCACTTCCAAATTGGGATCAAATAAATATTGATCTGGGCGGCCGTATAAATTAATACATTGTACACCATCATTATCTGCTGCATTTAAATTACAATCTACCGCGGATTCCTTCATGACATTTAATATTTCTTGATTAATTGTGTCTTTTCGTTTACTGACATAAAATACATTTTCATCAGACGTCATTAGACGACCTGACATACGATCTTTGTCTGCATCTCGAATCGTCACATCAATTCTATCGCCACGCTTTTGCTCTTCTGAAAATACGGAATAGTAGGTATAAATCTCTACTTCACGATCCTTAAATGGCAAATCCTTATGCGAACAAATACGAATGGCACGACCTTTTACTTGTTCCAAACGAACATTATTCCAATAAGGCTCCATAATATGGACGGAACGGCAACACTTTAAGGAAATACCTTCTGCACCAGCTCCTGTAATTCCAATCACCCAACAAATGTCTCCATATTTATTTTGTTGTTCTATATATCCTGACTCTGTCAATACTTGTTGCATGTTAGAGGGCAAATCCAATATTTTACCATTAAACAAGTTAAGAATGTGAGTTCTGAGTAATTTTGAACCTTCTCCTGTATATTTGATAAATCGTTTCTCTTTAGCTTGAGGGCCTTTGCGCAATGAACGTTCCGTTGCTTCAGTAAAACTGGGGTTGGTATCAGAACCTGTCAATTCAATCTCTACATAATGATTGGCTTTCAATGCGCATCCAAGCACACCCAGACCTTCCACTGTTTTAAACTGAGAATAAACCAAATTACTTCCTTTTGATGAATTAATACGACGAAGCATATGATCCAACTTTGGTGAATAATTATAAAGACTCCCAACGGGGTCTACTGCATCTAATTGTAAATAGGTAGAACCTGCCTCATCTAATTTTTTCATGGCAATATCAACACGCTGCGCATAAGATAATGCTTTATATACATCAGGTTCCTCTTCCACAGCGTCTTCTTGTACAACTAGTGCAGCGTCTTGTTGTGCAGCGTCTTGTTGTGCAGCGTCTTGTTGCACAGGTATGACTGATTCTACTGCGTTAGATACTGCTTTACTAGCTGTAGATACTGCTTTACTGATGGATTCAATCATACTTGGCTCAGCAGCCGATTCGGCAGGAACAGATATAGCGGGAACAGATATAGCGGGAACAGATTCAGCGGGAACAGATATAGCGGGAACAGATTCAGCGGGAACAGATTCAGCG